TGGCGGATCTGGAAGGGGACGTGGGGAAGTTCCAAGTGCGATCGACTGGGTACTCCAATGGGCATCTGCTGATGTACGAGTATGACAAGTCGGAAGCCCCGTACATCCTCGCTCTAGTTCGCGAACCATGGGTCAAACTCGTTGGTTGGATGGACCTCGAGGGAGCAAAACTATGCGGCGAAGCGCGGCCGTCGAAGACGCACATGTGCTACTGGGTCAAGCAGATGCACCTGCGTGAGATGGACGAGCTGGGCAGCATCGTCTACGATGACGAGTTCATTCGTTTCCGAGAGAAGATCAAATGAGTCGGCCAATCGCCTCGCCTGAAGTGCAGAACTTTCTCGACCGGCTCGAGAACGTCAAGACGAGTGGTGAGGGCTGGGCAGCTGCGTGTCCGTGTCGCAGCGACGACAGCAATCCGTCTTTGTCGATCAATCAAGGCTTGGACGGTCGAGTTCTCGTGACGTGTCATCGTGGAGTGCCGTGCGACGTCAACCAGATCTGCGCCTCGATGAACATCAAGCCAGCTGACCTGTATCCGGCAGACAGTCGCAAGAAGAAGCCCGCAGTCGAGGAGAAGGAGGTGCTGAAACTCGTCTCCACGTACGACTACCACGACGAGAACGGCACGTTACTGTTCCAGAAGTTGCGGTACGTGAACCAGTGGGGGAAGAAGACATTCCGGCAGCGACGTCCAGACGGCAGGGGCGAATGGGTCTGGGGTCTGGGCGACACTCCGAAGGTGCTGTACAACCTGCCTGCGGTGAAGCAAGCGATCCGTGAGGGCCAAAAGGTGTACGTCGTCGAGGGTGAGAAAGACGCTGACGCCATGATCGCACTAGGTCGAGTGGCGACGACCATGCCTGGTGGTGCCGGAACGAACAAGTGGCTCGACATCCACACCGAAGCACTCGCAGGGGGCAAGGTCGAAGTCATCGCCGACAACGACGAGGTGGGCATTTTCCACGCATGGCAGGTGGTCGACTCGCTCATCAAGGCCGACTGCTCCGTGCGTGCGTGGCGCACGCCAGAGGGCAAGGACATCGCAGACTTTCTCGCACTTGGTGGCGATCTCAAGGACATGGTGTCGCTCGAACGTCCGACGGACATGGCCCCTGTCGTGGCGGAGGAAGTCGAAAGCGACGCACTCGCCGAGCTGGCTGGCAAGCTCGCCAGCGAGCTGATGCGCTCCGATCTGACGGACAGTCAGAAACTCTCCCGAGCGTCGATGCTGATTTCGGCACACGATCGTCCGGCTGCCCTGCCGAGCGGCCGGCTCGTCAACTGGCAGGAGTTCGTCAACGAGGATGTCGATGACTCGTACGACTGGGTCATTCCGGGACTCATCGAGCGTCAGGAACGAGTAATTGTGGTTGCATCGGAGGGCGTCGGCAAGACCATGCTTGCACGCCAGGTGGCAATCTGCGCCGCAGCAGGGCTGCATCCATTCAAGTTCGAGCGGATGAAGCCGATCACGACGTTGACGATCGACTTGGAGAACCCAGAGCGAATCATTCGACGCACATCACGCAGCATCATGATGAACGCACAGAAGTACGGCTTCATGCAGAACATCAAGGCGCACCTTGTGATTCAGCCAGCTGGCTTGGACCTACTCAAGCCATCAGACCGAACGTACATTGAACAGCAGATCGAGGCTGTCCGTCCAGACCTCATTTGTATGGGACCGCTCTACAAGTCCTTTATCGACCCTGGCGGTCGTACCAGCGAGGCGATCGCTGTCGAGATCGCGAAGTACCTCGACATGATTCGTGACGTCTACGGCTGCGCTCTCTGGCTCGAACATCATGCTCCTTTGGGTACGTCGATGGCGAGTCGTGACCTGCGTCCGTTCGGTTCGGCAGTCTGGTCACGCTGGCCGGAGTTTGGTTTGAGCCTACAGCCGGACCCCACGTCGACGGATGGTTTCGTGTACGAGGTCAAGCATTTCCGAGGTGAACGAGATCTGCGTGAGTTTCCGACTAAAATGAAGCGAGGCACCACTTTCCCGTTTGAGGTGCTGGCATTCCGTGAGGTACCCGAATGGCGTCCCAAAAAGGCCTATCAAGAGAGTTTCTCGCAGAGCGAGACCTAAGAATCTTCAAGATGCGCCAGGCCGGCGTGTCGAACCAGGAGATCGCTCGACGATTCTCGATGACCCCTGCGGCCGTCTCGTCGGCCATCCAGCGGCAACTCCAGAAGATGAACCGAGAGGCCCTCATGGCCTACCCGGAGGTTCTGCGGCTCGAACTGGAGCGTCTCGACGCACTCCAGCAGGCGATCTGGCCCCTGACGCAACATCGCAAGGTCACGCTCGACGACGGCACGGAGGTGTCGGTCGAGCCAGACATCAAGGCGATCCAACAGGTGCTGTCGATCATGGATCGTCGGTCGAAGCTGCTTGGACTGGACCAGAACAACGTGGCGATCACGGTCGACCATCAGCAGTCGAACGACGCACGTGCCGTGCTGGCCGGTGCGAACAACGAGGCCCTCGCCGTCAATGCGTTTGACCCAGAGACGGAGGCCCGCCAACTCCTCGAGATCATGGGCCGCTCCGGCATCCTTCCGAAAGACACGGTGGCAGAGCTGTTGGGGAGTCCCGTAGCTACTCCAGCGGAGGAGTTCCAGCCTGCTACTGTGGCGAGGATAGAGGAGGTTTCGGATGGACGAGTCTACGGATTCCCCGCAGGACAACTTGGAAGCGGCAATGTACCAGGTGGCGGAGACTACATCGAAGGGCAGGTCGTCGAACACGGGGACGAAGAAGGGTGAACCTGCGTCGAAGCAGGTTTTGATTCGGGCCAACGAAGTCGATCACGAACGCTGGAAGCAGGCCGCAGACGCAAAGGGCGTGTCCCTGTCTGAGTTCATCAGAGACTGCCTCAACGATCGTGCGAGGGAGTTGCTCGACTGTGCGCATCCGCTCAATCAGCGGCGGTGGTACCCGTGGTCCGAGATGTGCTTGGCCTGTGGTCAGCGACTGCGGAATGGGCCGGAACCAAAGACGAAGAAGTGACTACTTCTTCTTACTGCGCTTAAACCACTTCAGCATGCGGTCACGGAGCGACTTCTTCTTGATGTTCTCTGCGAAGATCACAACGCTGTCGATTGCGTCGTCTACTGCGTCGTCGATCTTGTCGGCGAGTTCGAGAGCTTCTTCCTGAAGCTTGTCCACCATTGAGTCGGCTCCCGTGAACACTCCGAGAGCCTGGGCGGCTCGCTCCTCAAGTTCTTCACGCAAGGGCCGCTCATGTTCGGTGCCGTCCTGCACGAGACCATCTCCGTCGCCGTCCTTGGCGTTGGCCTTGTAAGCGGCGGCCTTGGGCGGGCGACCTCTCTTGGCGGCTCCCTGCTTCTTGGCGGGTGCCTTCTTCTTGGCTGTGGCGGCCTTCTTTGCAGGGGCCTTCTTCTTGGGTGTGTCTGAACTCATGACATCTACCTTAGTGCCTCCGTCACGGTCGTGGCGTAACTTCCCGTAAAGTCCCCGGACGAGTGGCAGACTGGGGCCATGGACGCATACCCGGAAGTAGAGGGCAAGATAGCCATCTGCCTCCAGTCGTCAATCGTTGCGAAAGAGATGGCCGTGTCCGAGTTGGGCGTTGGCGAGGATCTGACGTTCAGCCTGTTCGGGTGGCTAGGGCAGGACATGAAAGTGATCTCTACGTTGAGTTAAGAGGTCATGGCAGAGGAGCCGGAGAAACGGCTCGAAAAGACTGCGCTCGCTGCGACGGTCATGCGAAAGGGCTGGAAGTGCGACTCGATCACGTTCGTGGCCGAAGCGTTCTGCTCCCTCGACCAGAAGGCCACCATGGGCAGGGATCTACGTGCGATGTTTGCGAAGCCAAACAGTCCCGTATACGAGTGCTTGACGGTCACGCACGTGGAGAGGGGCAGCGTCATGCTCGTGACCCAGCCATACAAAGTCGGACTCGGTCGGAAGGTCGAGTGGATGAACACGCTGGTCAATCTTGATGCGAAGGGCCTACGAGACGCCAAGTACCCAGCCGTATTCGAAGAAATCCTGAAGATGGAAGCCCCAGATTACGACGACGTCGATATCCAGGCGTTTCACGACGCTCTTGCCGAAGGAATGGCGAAGGACGGCTTCTACTTCCAGTGGACGTTCGACTGAA